TGCGCCAAATCCAATAGGATTCATCTGCATGTATATACGCACCAGTGTGCATGAGTAGACCGTTATCTTGACAATAACGATAAATTATATCAATTTCACTGCTATTACTGGCACAGGTTACACATACACGCATAGTAATATATTTAACAGTATATACGCAATATACAGCTAAAGGCCCCGCTGCGGCATTCTCCCTATATACACATGCAAGCGTATATACACTAAAGGCCCCGCTGCGAAGGATCTAGAAAGAATCAAGGAGTTGCCAGAAGTCCTGTAGTGCGCGAAGCGCACACGCAGACGCTGAAAGAATTTTGAATCTAGAAGAGCTCGCGCTAGAATGGTCTAGAACAGTGGTTAGAATGGTGAAAACTTTGGTTGAGAATGGTGAAAAGTATTTGAGCATAGCCTCTCCCTCCCACCCTGACCACCGTTTGCGGCACCATTAGACCGTGGCCCCAAGGCCTTCTATTGGCTCTTTATCACGAATCCGTTGCACTTTATTGCACTTTGTCACACTTTTTCACACAATTCTAAGTTTGAGCCTTGCTTGTAGAGTCATATACGCATGGTATACGCATGGGGCTAGCATCTAGATTGCACTTTTCCACATTCTAGATGGACGGTTCTAGACTGTATTAACTCTTGTATATACAGTATCAGACCGGAACTCCATATAGATCACTGTGAGTGTATATGACTGCGTATACGCATAGAGTCTCTACTAGTGTATATACAGTGATATCATTCATTAGTATTACTAGAATTGTCATGTGCATGTATATACAGTAATGAGCCGAGGATATTCGATTATGTTTATGTGAATATAGGGCCGGGGACAGTTCAAAAATTGTATATATAGAGGCGGGATTAATACTTCTGTTTACAATTTTTTCTATGTGTATAAGTCTGTTAGTAACCTGTGGATAACCTAGTTGTGGATAACTTGTGGGAATCCTGTGGATAACTTTGCAAAATCTGCAGCGAAAAGTTATCCACATGTTATCCACAGGCCCAGTTAGCGCCAACTAACTTAGGTCTTACGCCCGCAGTCGCCGTCCACCCCCACCTTGTTCGAACATGTCATTATTATAGTGCCTTTTGGCAGAGTTGTCAACTACCCTACGGTCTGTGTGTGTTCTTTTAGCCACAGTTGACAGTTTGAGCTATCTGCGCTATAATTACGCTATAAACAAAAAAGGAAAAGATGTACGCAATTATTAACGTTAATACTAAAACTATTAACTATTATACAACCGAAAATGCCGCTTCAGAAGCGTGTCGCGCTTATAATGTATTACCGGGCCATAAAGTTTATATTATAGACTTTACATTATCATTAATCGAACAACTTTAAAAAGGATTATTATGTCAGAATCTATTACTACAAAAGATAAACTTACTAGTTTAATGTTGCAAATGCAAGAGATTATCATGGAGGATTATGAAGATAATGAAGATATACAAGATGCATTTAATGCATTAGCTTGTGCATTTGATTATTATATAGAAGATTAATATTATCTAATAACAAAGACCCGCCAGTTGACAGGGTCTTTGTTTTGTGCTATAATATACACTTACTAACAAGGAGCGACACTATGTTAACATCTGCACAATGCAACGCTATAAACAGCGTGGGGCCACACTATAGTATTAACTTTAAACAGTTTGAGGCACGGGACGAGATGGAAGATTGCGAACAGTTAGCAGAGGGGCTCGTAGCAGAGGCAACTGCCTTTACAGTTCGCGAGGACTTGGGAGGCATCACAGTATACTTAAAAGATAGTACTTTAGTTGCATTCTACGATTACGAGAACTTTGTGGGACATGTGTTTTAAGCTCGTTTTAGCTAGTTTGGGGCCTTGTAAGTCATTGATTTATATAGGCCTCAGACTCGCTATTTTCGCTAGATTCGCTCGTGCGGTCACTATTGCACAAAACTCATCTAATATTGCTGTAAACGGCGTTGCGAAAAAGCCACAGAACGAGTGCGGCCTAGTTGACAGTTTTGGCTCGTAGTGCTATAATAGAGACATAGTAAGGAGAGAGCGATGACAAGACGTACACCCAGACAAGATTGCAACTACATCATCTACGCTATGACTAGCGAGCGTGGTGATTCGTATATTGGATTGACCCGTAAGAGCTTGCCAAACGCAGACAAGGTTGTAGCAGAGCGTTGGCGCAAGCACAAGAGCCGTGCAGTCAACGAGAACAGACTGTGGGCCTTGTACATCTACTTGAAGAGCGGTGGACTTGCAATGACTTGGAAGCATGAGATCATTGCCATAGTGCGTGGTCGTAAAGAGGCTTATGCCTACGAGCGTGAGCTGGTCAAGCTGTTTGAGCCAGAGTTAAACGATCAGTACTTATAACCCTACGGTTGACTGGGTTATAAGTTTCTGTTATAATAGACACATACACACAAAGGAGCGAGCGATGCGACAAGATTACACAATGTATATCTACAAAACAGACAAGCGCACAAAGAGCGGCGAGCGTTTGGTTAGTACTACAGTATGGCAAGACCGTACTGCAGAAGCTATGGACAATGAAGTACGCGGTTTGGCCCTGCCTTATCCTGCACGACAAGGCTACCGTTTTGAGTACTTCCCTACAATGAAGACTGTACGCAACTTGATGTCGGGCAAGGACATTCAAATCCCACATGACACACCACGTTCATGTGATCCCTCTAGCGAACTGTATTGGACCATGTGATGACTAGATACTACGACGAACTGGCTGTTTACGAGCGCGATGGCTTTGATATTATTGTAGACAAGAGCTATGAAGACCTGGACCCAAAAGACTGTTTCGATGACGAGTGCTTCAACCTCAAAGAGATGTACGCAGACATTGAGTGCGGGAAACTTGACTGGTTCATGCTCCGTGTCCGAGTTATGGTTGAGAACATCGAACTCAGCTCGGAGTTCCTGGGCGGATGCTTATACAGTGACGCCAAAGAAGTCCTTACTGACGGGACTGCCGAGGATCTCATCGACATGGCTTTGACAGAGGCTAAGAAGGATGTCTACAGACTATACAAGAAGTTCCAGGATCTTAGCTGGCACCTAGATGCAGGCCATGTAGCCTAAATCATGGAATAACCCTACTAGCTGTAGGGTTATTGACAGCCTGCCCAAAACGTGCTATAATACATTTTTAAATAGGAGCAAACATGTACGATTTTAGCACACTAACACAAGCGCAAAAAGACGCTATGCAAGCACTTGTAAACAAATACAAAGACGTAGAGGGCGACTACGAAAGCACAATGCTAGGAGGCATTGTACACGGCTACTGCGACAGCGGCATTTTAACAGATGCATACAGCGTAGAGGACGCAGAGCTTGTTGCAAAGTACTTTACAGAGGACGCTATAGACAGCGGAACTATAGAGCAATTTAACGACTTTATTGTTGCAATAAGCGGCGGCACAGAGGAACTGCTTTGCTGTAAAGTTATAGACGAAATGTGCGCTATTATAGACGACGCGGAGTTAGCGGCGGCTTACATAGGCAAGCTAACAGACACGTTAATGCAAGACTGCTACACGGATTAATATTATATGAGCTATAAACACATAGACGACGCACTGCAATGGACAGGGGCGATTGCTATTATTGCAGGGCATGTGCTTAACGCTGTAGGCCCTGCAGCCTATCCCTACAACATTGCTGTCTTTGCTGTAGGCACTGTAGCATTTTTAGCGTGGGCCTGCAGAGTGCGCAACTTGCCGCAGGCAGTTGTTAATGTTGTAGCATTAACCATAGGGCTAGTAGGGTTATACAACGCATACATTTGACAGTTTGGGCTCCCTGTGCTATAATACATTTTTAAGTAGGAGCAACTATGCGTAAATTAAGTAACACACATGCCGTAGCAATTAATAAGTTAATGCTACCCCTAATTAGTACATTAGCACATATTGATGACGATAATGACATTAATATGTACAAAATGTATGCGGACGATATTGCACATAATATTGCTGCATTATGTGTGTTTAATAACACATTAGATGCGGAAGTATTACACGATAATATTATGCGACAAGATACTTGCCCGCGTGAGCATTTTTATACTGTGTTAAAGTATATTGAAGATAATAAGTTAATACCTGCTAATATGTTTACTTGTATGTAAACAACAAAGACCCTACTAACTGTAGGGCTTTTTATAGCGCACTTGACGTTTTGAGCTAAGTGCGCTATAATAAGTTTTTAACAGGAGCAAACAATGCAAGAAGCTATTAGCACAAAAGAAAAGTTAGTTAATTTAATGTTGCAAATGCAAGAGATTATTATGCAAGATTATGAAGATAATGAAGATATACAAAATGCATTTAATGCTTTAGCAAGTGCATATGATTATTATATAGATGAAGAATAATATTATATAATAATAAAGACCCTACTAACAATAGGGTCGGTTGACGAGACAGCGAATCGAGAGTATAATAGATACATAGACAGTTAGAAAAGAGCAAAGGTTACCTACACCGTTAGGGCTCTGGGAAGATTGCAATACCGACGGGTGTTGATCTAGTCCAGGTCATGAAGCCGAACAGCAATGTTCAGAGAAGCGGCGGATATGGTAGGCAGTAATGATGAAGGCAGACGATCTAGCAGACGGTGCTAGCGCCTAGTCCGGAGTTCCTTTACTCTTTTCTAACTGGGCATTCAGGTAGCCCTGATGTAAGTCCAATCTAATTTATAGGAGCGAGCTATGAAGAACGAGATTGAACGTTTGAACTTTGTCATCTGGGCCAAGGACCGTTACCCGGGATTTACTACAGATCCTAAGCAATATGCCAAAGCCAATCGGGCATGGCGGGCTGTGGCTCGTAAAGACCCTATGATTGACAAGGTTATTAGAACCTGCTATAATTAAGACTAAGTTAAACAAAAGGAGCGAACCAAATGTCAAACTACCCTAACATGAGCTACTGCATGGTTGAGAACACTCTCGGCGCATTAGATCAAGTGATCACTGCCATGCGCGAAGAAGGTCCTATGTTCTTGCGCGAGTTGAACCGCACAGAGCAAAGAGCTTTCAAAGAGCTGTTCGGCATGTGCGAAGACTTCCTCAGTGCCGCAGAAGAACTAGAGGACGAGTGCGAGAGAGACGGACAGCCCGACGAAGCCCAGGAGTGGGCAGACTTTGATCCAGACTGCTAAGGAGAACACAATGCAAGCATGGGACGTTATACGTAATGGTAGGGTCATAGACACTGTATTCTATGATAGGGACTGTGAGCTGTGGTATGTGCGCAAAGGGCTCATTGAGCACGATGGCTACCCGGTTGACATTGTAGTCCAAAAGGCAGTATAATAAACACTTAAACACACAGGAGCGCAGATGATTACAGCAGACACACTAGAAGTTCTAACTACATACAGCCCACAGTATCTAACCAAAGCCGCACAGAACGCAGGCTACAGAGGCCCAAACTTCTCGTCTTGCAAGTTCGTGGGCATTACTAACGGCGGTCAGTTTTGCTACATGGCAGTCTTCCAAGTAGAGGGCGGTACTGATAGTACTAAAGTATTCCTTACATATGACCACACAGAGGATAGGGTCTTTGCAGACGTACAGTTGACAGACTTGGCTTGATACGCTATAATTAACACTTACACACACAAGGAGCACTAAATGGGAACACGAAGCACTATCGCATTGGAATTCGCAGACGGCACAGTAGAGCAGGTCTACTGCCACTGGGACGGCTACTTGGCCTACAACGGTCAGCTCTTGCTGAAGCATTACAGCAACCCCTTCGTCCTGCGTGACTTGATCGACTTGGGAGACATTAGCTCACTCAAGCCAACGATCGGTACCAAGCACGCCTTTAGCCACTTTGGTACAACATTGGATCAAACTGCATACGATCACCTCTACGGTGAGATGACTACCTTTTACGGACGTGATCGCGGTGAGACGGGTGTAGACTCTAAGAAGTTCAAAGACTACGAGGACTATGCAGCCAACCACCAGTATGAGGAATACGACTACATCCTGCGCAACGTCAACGGCAAGGCCACTTGGTTTGTTTCAGATCACGACGGCGCCTACGTTGAGTTAGAGCAGGCTATTATGGACGAACAAGATAGTATTGCACAAGAGGAGACAGCATGAGCAAGATGGCAGAACTGAGTTACGACATCCAGGAACTCTACATTGAGGGCTTCAATAGTCGAGCAATCGCAGAAGAATTAGGTTGCCCGTTAGAGATAGTAACGAGTGCGCTCAAAGAGATGAATGTAGAGGATCCGCAGACATGGGTCGGTGATCCGTTTGCAACCATTAACAGTTAATTGCCACCGTCCGGGTCACTAGGCCTTGCAACTCGCCCTGGCACTTCGCCTGGACTGTGTGGCTTTTTTACAACACCCTGTATAACCCGCAAGTTGACAGGGTTTCTTTTTGGCGCTATAATAGATACATAGTAAGGAGAGCGCAATGAAGATCACAATCAAAGTACCAAAGAAGCACAGAGAACACATCATCCTGTTCTGTGCAGGCACGCCCTTCAAGCAGAAGGTAGTCAACAGCAAAGTCAAATTCAAACGTCAACCTAAACACAAAGGACAGCAGAATGATTGAGATCCTAGGACTAAACAGCAAGCAAATGGCGCTGGCAGACATCATGTGGGCCATCAGCACTAAGGAAGGTGTTGATGCGTTCATTGCTACCTTGCCCCGTGCAGAGCGTGCTCAATGTGAGATCATCAAGCAAATGATGATCCTTGCGTTCATTGATCAATGCGAGAATACCCAGGAAGCACAAGTGGTTATTCAGCGGCTAATTGACAAGAAGTGAAATCTACAGTATAATTACTACTTACACACAGCAACTAGGAGCACTAAATGAAAGCATTGCAGAACTTTGTAGCACAGAAGAATCACTGGAACTCATTCTTCAATGGCGAGCAGTATGAGATCCAAACTGCCAAGGGTCGTCAGCGCATTGCGGACATGATCGACAGTTCTTTGAGCCCTGAGAACTTGACCTGCGATGGGGAACTTCCTCGCGCAGAGGTCAATCGGAGATACAAGGAACTGATGACTGCCGCAAAGCAACTGAAGAAGTTGGATCCTAGCGTGACATTCTACGAATACGAATCGGAGGTTGCATAATGGCTATCTATGATCCAGCTGATGACAATCGCTTAGAAGCGCAGGATTTGATCGATCTGGTGTTAGATCAGATCGTGCAAGATGTGCAGAACAAAGACTTTACAGCCATTGTAGAGCTGTTGAACTTTGTTCCAGAGAATAACTTGAAATCCTTTTTATCGGAGATTCCATATGCCTAATTGGTGTAACAACTCGGTAGAGATCTACCACGAAGACCCTAAGATGATTGAGCGGGTGCGAACTGCGTTCAATGGTGAAGGCTTGCTACAAGAGTTCATTCCTGTACCAGAAGATCTGCGTAACATTGTAGCAGGATCAGTTCCTGTTGCAGAAGAAGCAGAACACAAACTCAAAGAAGAATTTAACCGTATGGTCTACGGTTACACTAACTGGTATGACTACTGTGTCAACGAATGGGGCACCAAGTGGGACATTGGTGCAGACGGTAACCCTGCACAGGACATCCCAGGTGGATTGATGTTGGGCTTTGACAGCGCCTGGAGTCCTCCTACTGCAGCCTACGAGAAGTTACAGGCTATGGGCTTCCGTATCACAGCTATGTATTACGAGCCAGGCATGGCATTTGCTGGTGTATGGAATAACGGCGATGACGACTACTACGAGTATGGTGGTATGGACAGTAAGGAGATTGCTGAGACTCTGCCTGCAGAGTTAGATGAGGCTTTTGGTATCAGCGAATCGGTTGCTGAATGGGAAGCAGAGAACGCTGAGGAAGAAGAGAACATCGACATCGATCTTGATGGCGGTGTGAGTGCAGTAAACGAACAGGAACAACAAAAATGAATAAGACTAATAAAGAAAAAAATACAGAACACGATAAGAAAGAACTTCTGCGTGTTCGCCCAGGCAATCAACGATATGACTTTACAGCCCTCGAAGCTGCCATTAGGAGTTGGTTTAAATGAGTAGACTAGCATTGTATGGCCGACCTTGGGTCGTGTTCGATGCTAAAAACAGAGAACATCGCGAGTGGTTTGCTGAGTTTAATAAGTCGGGTGCATGGGGTAAGTGTCCAGTCCGATTTGTAGTTAACGATGATCACGGTGACTTGATCACACAGATCCAAAGGGAACTAATTCAGTTCTATGTGGATAAAGAGTTTGGCACACTAGAAAAGCCAAAGATGCGCCCAAAAAGTGTTGTAAAATTACAACAACTATTTGGTTGACAGGTTGGCGGTTTGGCACTATAATTAATGCTTACACACACTAAACAGGAGCTAGATATGCAAGCAATCGCAACACAGATTACAGAGCAGGTAGTACAAGACGCAACCAACGAAGCCGCTCAACAAGCCCGCTCAGCGGCCAAGGCATTCCACGCCAAGCATGGCGATCGTGATGCTTGTGGCTTTGCTTGGGTTAACATCTACGGCGTTCGCTCAAATTCCAAACTGGGCAAGTGGTTGGCAGCCGCAGGCTTCCGTAAGGACTACACGGGTGCATTGAGCCTGTGGAACCCAAGTGGTTTCCCTACACAGAGCATCTCAATCCTGGAAGCGGGTGCAGAGGCTTACGCAGAGGTTATCAAGTCCAAACTGGGCTTGGACAAGGTCTACGCTGGAAGCAGAATGGACTAAACGAATATGGTTTGGTTAGCCAAAAGTTCTTGACTAATGGCTAGCCAGACTGTATAATAAGACATGTTCAAAAGAACATATTTTTACACACACATAAGGAAAATTAAAATGGCTACAGATAAATTGTTTACGGTTGTTGGTACTTCTAAATTGGACGGCGAGACTAAGGTTCGCTTTGCTAACGACACTCTGCGTACCAAAGTACTGCAGAAACACGGTCACACAGACATCGTGTTGGTAGAGTTGGATACTGCTATGACTAAATTGGAAGCTGTCAAGACTATTCAGTTTGCAGAAGAGTTCCAGAGTGCGGCATCACAGGCAGCTATCGCTGATTACCTTGATGCTAAATCTCCTAAGGTTAAGTCAGTGGCTACGCCTACTGCTACAAAAGCCAAAGCACCTGCTAAGGCTAAGGCAACTGCAAAGGTTGCTGAGATGGACGAGAATATTCCATTTTAATCCTACACACCGTATCGCAAGGTTAAATAGATCATGCGATACGGTGTTTCATATTCAACAGACTATTTCGACGGGTGTGTGGTCATCCGCGATTTTAAGAGCGTGCCACAAGGGCGAGTGCTGGCAATTATACCAAGAGACAATAGACATGAAGCTGAGCAAGAAGCTCAGCGGATATGTGATCTACTAAACAAACAATCATGATTTGGGTACAATACGAGGTTTGGAGCGTCGATGAAGACGGTCACGAGGAAGTAATCGAAACAACCAACAGTCTCAAAGAAGCTAGAAAGATAGCTGAATCAGCGTTGACAGACGAGATAGTTGAGTGTATAATATACAAAGAAGAAGACGGTGAACAGTTTGCAATAGAAGTCATCGTTAAAGAATAACGTCAGTGTGGTGAAATAGGTAGACACAAGAGACTTAAAATCTCTCGCCGCAAGGCATGCCGGTTCGATTCCGGCCACTGATACCAACAAGGGCCGTTAGCTCATTTGGTTAGAGCAGAGGACTCATAATCCTTTGGTGGAGTGTTCGAATCACTCACGGCCCACCAAGTTTCTGGCGGTAGTTCAATGGACAGAACAGTAGCCTTCTAAGCTATCAATCCAGGTTCGATTCCTGGTCGCCGGACCACAATACCCGTATGATTGACAGGGTTTCTTTTTGGCAGTATAATAGATACATACAGACACAAAAGGAGCGGCACATGGGTTACAAGGTTCTTAACACCGTAGACAACATGCGTGACAACTATGGCCCACGCAAGGGCTTAGAAGGCCCGTACAATTTCAACGGCAGAGTGTTGTATTATGACAACAAAGAGGGCAAGTACTATGACCCACGCTCAGACTTCTACGTGAGCCATTCAGAGTACTTCCAAATCGTAGGGTTGTTGACAGCCTGAGCATTTGGCAGTATAATTAACACATAGACACACAAAGGAGCGAACGATGAAATTGGAAAAAGCATTGAAACTATTAAACCGTGAACGTCTAGATTACCTAGAATCATTCACCAGCTCCGTCACTGGGGTTGAGCGAGCAGGCACATTGAGTGCATGGGTTGACTTCCGAGCCAACTACGGTTGTCCAGACGTAGATGAGAAAGAGCATAAGGCGCTTGAAGCCGTGCAGAAGTATGTGGCAAAAATACAACAAGAAGCTCTAGACCAACTAGGCCAGACATATACCTATTGACAGGTTTGCCAAAAGGCAGTATAATCAATACATACAGACACAAAGGAGCCCAAATGTTTCATACAGACAATCAAGTAGAGTTTAAAGAGATCCTGCGCAAGTTCTCCGATGCTACATACGAGAACTATGGTTCACACGCCTATGCCGCTGGCTACTTGGAGAGCATGGCTGTACAGATGCTGGCGCTGATGAGCAAGCGCGAGCAAAAGGGCTTTATCGACAGCATGGCGGCTGTTGTTAAAAAACAACGTGAACTGGCTTGACACTCTAGCCCAAAGACAGTATAATAGACACATAGACAGCAACAAGGAGCGAACCAAATGGCTAAACTATTAATCACTACACAGACTTACGAGAACTACGGTGCCCATGATTGGGACGGTACAGGCCAGTGCCCACAGTACTGGAAAGCCAAGGGTGGTTCAGACTACGTGGTCAAGAAGGTCAACGTCAACAAGGTCACAGAGACTGTGATGGGTGTGCGTGGGCAGATCGAGTGCGACAACTATGCATTCCGTGAGACGATCATTGATTGGACTATCGTTGCTGACGATGCGCTCACAGAGTTTGAGCAGAGCCAATTGGACTACGAAGGCAAGATCCGCTACGGTTCTAAAGAGATTGCCTGGTAACCCTTTGGTTGACTGGGTTATTGATTGGTGCTATAATACATACATAGACAACAAGGAGCAGAGATGACAGGCTTAGAAATTATTGTAACAGTGGTGGTGGTGGCAGTGATTTTTGCTGTCAAGGTTTGGATCCTCACAAAGATTTAAGGAGCAGAGATGAGCGTTAGAGAACACATTGTAATTGATACCCGCCACGGTGGCCCATACGATCGCGGCATGGCAGACAGCTACTACCGCAGAGGCAGGACGCCACACTACTACATGGCAGACACAGGCAGTTCACCTCGTGTAGGCTACAAGGACATGACGCCTGATGAAGTAGAAGCCTATAACGCAGGCTATGATGACAACGAAGAAGCTGGTGACTATAAGGAGTGGTTATGAAACTGTTTGAAGCTACTGTACGCAGGCCCGATGGCTCAGAGTTCAAAGACCGGGTGGGTGCAATGGATGCACAAGAAGCCCGCAGACTGTTGCAAGAACGCCACGGTCCTAGAGCTGTGCCCTATATGCCGCATATGATTCCTAGTTAACCCTACGGTTGACTAGGTTATTGATTGGTGCTATAATTAACACATAATAAGAAATAAGGTTGCTGAAGTAAAGAGCATTTAAGGACGCTGAGGAACAGTGTTCTAGCCCTAGAGGAACTAGGGCACTTAGATGGGGCAACGATTGACAGAGCGATAGATTGGTGCTATAATACATACATACACACACAAAAGGAGCGAGAGATGACTAAAGTAAATTATGACCGTTTTGCTAGTTTTGACATTAACGAAGCCTGTGACCACTTTGACAGCACAGACCAAAAGGCCTGGAAGAAGATTGGCAAGTTCATCGTAGCAGATGGACAGGACTATGCGAACGTTATGGTAGAGGGTTTTGACTATGACCAAGAAGATGTAGGCGATGGCGAGTACGCGGCATTTGACGCAGGTGTTAAGTATGCACTGACTAAGATGAACATTGCCTTTGAGGCGGCAGGCATTGACCTCCAAGTATGCGAGATAGACTTGGTAGAGAGCATGGGCTTTGTGCTTGTACGTGCAGACGACGAGCCCGAGGACTTTGTAAAACGAGTGCTTAAGAAGCCCGTCTTAATGGTTGACAGCTGGATCTAAAGCTGTTATAATAGATACATAGCAAGGCGATCCTCGTATGTAAGAACCCAGCAGAAATGCAAAAAGGGTTGTAACTAAAGGATACGGAGAGAGTTTAGAGACTCTGCCTAAGCTAAACAACAAATAGGAGCGACACTATGCGTACAGTACAAGAGATCAACCAAGCCATTATGTTTGGCGACTTCACCAACACAGACCTAGTATCAATCATTGATGCAGTCAAATGGAAACGTGCTACCCTAGCCAAACTGACCAAAGCGAGTTTGGCAGTAGGTGATTCAGTAGAGTTTACCAGCTCAAAGACAGGCATGACATTGATTGGCCGTGTAGAGAAGATAGCCATTAAATATGTAACGGTCAGAACCAATCAGGGTGCATGGCGAGTGCCGGCTAACATGTTGTCCAAATTGGATGACTTAGTAGCCGCTTAATAGTATAATAGACACACACACAAACACACATAGGAGCGAACTTGATGACTAAAGGATACAGAGTTTTGAGCTTAGAGACCGCAAAGAGCAAGCCATCAAAGGCTACTAGTACAGGCTTTGACATCGACACAGATGCGCTCAAAGCCAAAGAACAACAACTGGCAGGCGTAACAGATGACGAGATCATGGAACGCTTGCGCACACGATTCAACATCTTGGACGACATGACACGTGCCGTTAAGAAGGGTGATGTACGTGCTATGATCGTTACAGGCCCTCCGGGTGTAGGCAAATCGTTTGGTGTAGAGAAGGTACTGTCAAAGCACGATGTGTTCGCAGATGTAGCACAGAACGAGAAGCTGAAGAAGTATGAAGTGGTCAAGGGCGCTATGAGTGCTATTGGACTCTACAGTAAGCTGTACGAGTACTCAGACAAGAAGAGCATCCTAGTGTTCGATGACTGTGACTCAGTGCTCCTAGATGACCTTAGCCTTAACATCCTTAAGGCAGCATTGGACAGCTCAAAGAAGCGTATGATCCATTGGAACACAGACTCACGCTTGTTGCGCTCAGAGGGTGTGCCTAACTCATTCGAGTTTAAGGGTGGTGCTATCTTTATTACTAACATCAAGTTTGACAACGTGCGCTCTAAGAAGCTACGTGATCACTTGGAAGCATTAGAGAGCCGTTGCCACTACTTGGACTTGACTATTGACACAGAGCGTGAGAAGTTGTTGCGTATTAGACAAGTGGTTAGCGAGTGCGGTATGCTAGATGACTACGAGTTTAGCGACTTAGAGAAAGAAGTATTGATTGACTTTGTAGATGATAACAAGAAGAAGCTGCGGGAACTGTCATTGCGTACAGTACTAAAGATAGCAGACTTGAAGCGTAGTATGCCCAGCAATTGGCGTGCTGTTGCAGAGGTTACATGTATGCGTAGAGCATAACTGTAGCAGGGCTAGGCCCTGTAGAGTACACTCTAAGTCCGATTCGCTCCCGGCTGTGTATTTAGCAGGCTAGCCCATGTAAACACTGAGAGGTGTTTCAATCCTAACTGATCCGATTCGCTCCCGGTAGGTTAGGATTTTTTTTTCTCTCTGGTGGCCGGCCGGTGAGGCAATTGGTGGGGTCGGGGTATACAAATATAATCTTAATACTTACTTACTATACGCTTAACACCCCACATGTGCTAAATCACCACCACAGAAAGAAAAGTACTCCACCTAAATTTTTTGCGCGGTAATTTTTTTTTTGGGCTGTAGACCCATTTCGGGCTACTCTGCTTATACGGTGTTTTTATTGATTTTTTAAAACCTCTACTGCCTAGCAGTGTGCTAGAGCGTAGCCGCTAGCACTGATAGTCTTTATACGCGAGCCAACTGTTTAATACGCTCTAGTTCATCTGTTGCTGTAGCTGTTACGGGTGCGGTTTGTGGTGCCATCTTAGCTTGTAGTGCTGATACAGCCTGTCCTGCACCTTTACTCACATTACCCACTGCACCAGCAATGTCACCTTGTGCTAGACTAGTGGCAGCACTGATA